TGCTCGGTAAGACCTACATCGAGTGCAGTAAGGTTATGAGGGTTGGCGAGTATGAAAGCAGATTCGATTCTGTGATTCGCAAAGTCGACAATGTATGCAGCAGGGCTGAAGACAATATGTTTAGGGACTTCCCTGAAATAAGTAACCAGCACGTTGCAGTATTCTACGGAACGCCCGACGGAAAGTACAGGAGCGACGTCGACAAAGAGCAGACCGATCTTATGATCAAACTTGTAAAGGACCTTTTCAAAGATAATTGGGAGTAGTTAGCTGTCATGGCTGAAAACATAAATCTATTCTTAGCAGCATTTAAAAACGTAAAGCAGACCGCACCGGGCCAGTATATCTGCCGTTGCCCTGCACACTCTGACAAGAAGTCGAGCCTGAGCATCGTTTACAATCCGAAAGAGGATAAGATCGCTTTACACTGTCATGCCGGTTGTGCGACTCCGGACATACTTGCAGAGGTCGGTAAGACTTGGAACGACATCATGCCGGCAAAGGAAGACGAACCAAAGAAGCCCCTGAAGAAGTGGCAGATCAATCTCGTTGCCGAATACAGATACACCGACACCGACGGGAATTATCTTTATTCCAAACTGCGCTACGAGGGTGACGGCATCGAAGGTAAAGAGATCCGTTACGGCAGAATCATAGATGGAGAATATACTTCCGGCAAAGGCGGAGCTGAGGCTGAACTATATAACGTGATGGCATTGAAGCAAGCAATAAGCCAGGGGAGAACGATCTACTATGTTGAGGGCGAAAAAGATGTGCAGTCGATGAAGGATCTCGGTCTGACTGCCGTCACTGCCGGAGGAACTTCAGACTGGAAGAAGCAGTACGTGAAGCACTTCATCGGGGCACATGATATTGTGATCGTTGCGGACAATGACGCGCCTGGCCAGAACCTTGCAAAGAAAGTAGCTGCAGATCTGAGGAGCACTGTGTTTCAGATCACTATCGTTACACCGTCAGCATTAAAGCACGGGGATGTCACAGACTGGCTCCAGGACGAAGACGGAGACAGGGATAAGCTCTTTGCAATGATCAGAGAAGAGAATCCTGTCTATGCTTCATGGGTAACGAATAAAGGCAAGATCAATCCGTCACTGCTCGCAGATGCAATACTGGAGCAGCAACACGTTATTGTCGCAAGGAATCCCGGAACGAAAGCAGACCAGGTCTTATGGTATCGGAGCGGGGTGTATCATGTGTGTTCTGAAAACGAAGTACAGGCTGAAGTCGATAAGTATCTTCCTGCATGGATTAGCAACCCTTCAACCCTCAGACAGACTTCGCAGATGATCACAGTCAGAGCCAGGTCGGTAGAGTATAACAAGATTGACGCAGACGAGCGTTACATCAATGTAAAGAACGGACTTATAACCGTGCCTGAATTCAAGCTGATCCCGCATACTCCGAACCTGTTGTCAACTGTTCAGCTCCGGTGCGAGTATGATCCGGCAGCGAGGGCTCCTGTTTGGGAGAACTTCAAGCATGATTATTGCAAAGACGAAGACGGAATTCTTGACGAGGAAATGCTGAGGCTCGACCGCATGAAGGCCGGAATCATTCTGTCCAGCATCTACGGGTACAGACTCAAAGGAGCCTTTGTCCAGTACTCAGTCGAAGGCAACACCGGAAAATCGGTTGACTGTGAGATACTGACATATCTGCTCGGACAGGAGAACACCGCAAACGTTTCATTCGGTGACATGTCCAATGACAGATGGGCAACGGGCCGGTGCTGGGGAAAGCGTCTCGTTGTTGTAGGTGACCAGGGGAAGGAGTCAATCAAGGACTCATCGACTTTCAAAGAGCTGACCGGAGGAGATTCGGTATCAGCGGAACTAAAGGGGCTGCAGCACTTTACATACAAGTTCAGAGGAGTGATCCTGGTATCCTGCAATCATCTGCCTGTGTTCGAGGACGATAAGGGTGACCACATGAGCGAGCGCTTGAATTTTATCCACAGCCGTAATGTAATCGAAGAAGAGGACCGAGACATATATCTTCGGGACAAGCTCGAGAAAGAAGCAAGCGGGATCCTCAACTGGGCGCTGGAAGGACTTAGAGATTTTATTCGTAACGGGAATAAACTCTGCAAGTGTAAGAGCTCCGCTGCATTGATGGACGAGTACAGGAAGAAGTACGACACATTCTATGCCTTTGTAAGTACATGCTGCGAGGTAACGAAAGACAAGGCTGCTTACATAAAGAAATCAGAGTTCGAGGACGAGTATGAACAGTACTGCGTTGCAAACGATCTGACAGCAATAATGAAGCGGAACATCAAAGACCGAGCAGCTTCGCAGGGCATCACGTTGAAGAACCTGCACGGGATCCAGGTATACAGAGGAATCCGGTTCAAGGCTGAGGTACAACCGGAAGAACTTCAGGGGACAGGCTTTGCACCAGTACAAGAAGCAATCCCATTTTAATACAGAGGCCGGACTGACTTAGCGTCGGTTCGGTCTTTTTCGTTGCCTGGAATAATTTAGTTACAAATAATTTATTATCGTTAAGCAATTAGACTAAATTAATAAAAAGTCCAATAAAATATTAAAAGTTTTTGAGAATGGGGTGGATCGGGGTGGAAGTGCATCCACCCTCGAAAACGTTGAAATTTCAACGGGTTGAGGCCTCGGGGTGGAAAAGGTGGTACTTTTTAAATTGAAAAAAAATAAATTAAATATAATTTTATATATATGATTACAAAAACATCCACCTTTTACACCCTGGCAACGGTAAAAAACCCGCAATCCCAGTAATTGCAACGGTTTCAGCTGGGTGGAAGTGGGTGGAAAAAATCCACCCTCTGTTTTCAGTGCAAAGTGGGTAGTTTCGGGTAGTGAATGGGAGTTAAGGGCAGTATATAATGATAGTGTCAGAAGTTCGATAAGAGCTGAAGACATATTGAGTCACTCTAAGCGGACTCTAACCAGTCCGCATTATGATCAGAACAGAATCATTCCGGTGCAACTCCGGGACTGGTCGCAGCATCTTCCATGGGTTGTTTATGGGCCTCTAAGAACTTACAAGGGTTAACTTTTCAGCATAGGGTCGGGTATGTTCCCGGCCTTTTGTTTTGCAACGATATGAATTATAAGAGTAAACGCTGGGAGCATTTGAGAGAACGGATCCTGAGGCGGGACGGGTATATGTGTCAGATCGCATTGCGTGATGGACGCCATGTCGAAGCTAATACAGTTCATCACATCTTCCCAGCAGATCTGTATCCGCAATATCAGTACTGCGAGTGGAACCTGATCAGTCTGTCACCTGAAGCGCATAACATGATGCACGACAGAGACTCGGGCGAGCTCAGTGACATGGGCGAACGGCTGAGAAGAGAGCTTGCTGTAAAGCGTGGACTTGAAGGGACCAGGACGATCTTGGTGATTGGGAACCCTGGAACCGGAAAGACAACCTATGTCAAACAACGGCTCGGCAACGGGGTCGTATATGATCTCGATGCAATAGCCGGATCTCTGAGATTAAAACAGCCAAAGGCTGAGACGTTTAAACCAGCGCGGTGGATGGCGAACGCACTGCTGCCTGGATTCACTGAGGCGGCGCATAAATATGTTGACCTGGTCTATGTGATCAGAACAGCACCGACCATCGAAGAGCTCGAAGTAATCAGGCCGACGAAGCTGGTAGTCATGTACGGGAACTATGGTAACTCGCAGCTGACCGAGAAGCGTCGGCACAAGATAGCTCGGAGAATTATTGAATGTGTCGAGTATGCCAAGGACACTGGGATCGAGCTGGAAGAAATAAATGCAGATAAATTTTTAAAATGACCCCGCCCCCATCAGTCTGAAAAAGAATAGAGGGGGAACGGTGCCGGGGAGGGAAACATCTCCAACTCGGAGCCGAAATTAAGGTAAAACGAACAATGGCTGACAAGAATGAGTGGAAAAACAGGATTATAGAGGCGTGTAAAGAGGCTGGAACGTACCAGGAGTGCTTCGGATATGTCATAGACACGCTTGCTGAGATCATGCAGAACCACGATCGGGCTCAGGAGGCGTTCGATGAAAGCGGGGGACAGACAATAGTCCGCACTGAATACAGAGGAGCGGAAGTAATAAAGAAGAATCCGGCGCTGACGATCATCCTCGATCTTAATGCACAGGCGCTTGCGTACTGGCGGGATCTCGGACTGACACCGGCAGGGCTGAAGAGGCTGCGGGATTCCATTGGCGGGCCGGATGAAAAAGGCAAGTCAGTACTGGAGGCAGCACTTGAAAAACTGGCAAAGTAAAGTAAAAGGCAAGCACTGGGACAAGGTGCTGGAATACACAGACAGCATCAGATCCGGTCGGAAGATAGCTTGTCCTGAGCTGAAGCAGGCTGTTAACCGGTTCTATAAAGACCTGGATAACGATGCTTACGATATGGATCCGCGCGGGCCGGAGTTTTGCATCGGAATAATCGAGCTTACACTTTGTCATCAGCAGGGCGAGGCGATAGACGGGACTCCGCTGAGAGGTAAACCGTTTAAGCTAATGCCGTTTCATAAATTCATTATATATAACCTGCTCGGGTTCAAGATGGCAGGAACGAACATAGTTCGGTTCCATGAAGCGCTGATATATATACCCCGCAAAAATGTAAAAACCACGTTCGCTGCAGCGCTCAGCTGGGCGCTCTCGATATGGTACAGAGCGTCAGGAGCAAAGACATACATCGCGTCCGCTGCGCTCCTGCAATCCCTTGAGAGCTTCAACTTTCTCAATTACAACGTGAAACGCATGGGCGAAGATGAGAAGGACGGCGGACACGTAAAGATAATAGACAACAACAACGAGCACTCACTGACAGCAAACCTGTCGGACGGCTCGTTTTTCATTAGGGCCCTGGCATCGAATCCGGACAGCCAGGACTCACTGAACTGCAATATTGCCATCGTGGATGAAATACATGCATTCAAGAAGGCAAAGCAGTACAGCCTGTTCAAACAGGCAATGAAGGCATATACAAATAAGCTCCTGATTGGTATCAGTACCGCAGGAGATAATGCACAGGGCTTCCTGGGAAAGAGAGTGGAATACTGCAGGAAGGTGCTCGACGGACAGATCGAGGACGAACAGTATTTTATCTTCATGTGCTGTGCTCCGGTCGATGAGAACGGAGATGTCGACTTCACCAACCCGGAAGTGCATGAAATGGCTAATCCTGGCTACGGGGTAACGATCAGGCCGGCAGAGATTATGAACGATGCGCTTCAGGCTCTGAACAGCCCGCAGGACAGGAAGGACTTTCTAAGCAAATCGCTGAATGTATTCACTACGGCTGTAAAGGCTTGGTTTAACATAGAAGAGTTCCGCAAATCTGATCAGAAATATAACTGGACGATGGAAGAACTCGCAAAGCTGCCGATCGACTGGTACGGGGGAGCAGACCTGTCGAGGGTTTACGACCTGACAGCGGCTGCATTGGTCGGATCATACAAGGGAGTGCTGATAGTTATAACACACGCATTTTTTCCGATCGCACAGGCGGCTCGCAAAGCAGACGAGGACGGGATCCCGCTTTACGGATGGAAAGATCAGGGCCTGTTGACGATGTGCAACGGAGAGATCGTAAACGAGGCGGATGTAGTCAGCTGGTTTGCGGAAATGAGGCAGAAGGGCTTCAAGATCAAGGTAATTGGACAGGACAAGAAATTCGCAAGAGAATTCTTCCTGGAAATGAAGCAGAAGCGGTTCAATATTGTGGACCAGCCTCAGTATTACTATGTAAAGTCTCAGGGCTTCAGACATATTGAGAAGTGTGCAAAGGACGGGAATCTGTACTACATGCACTCTGAGGCTTATGAGTATTGTGTAAGCAACGTTAAAGCAATAGAAAAGACCGACGACATGATTCAGTATGAAAAGGTCGCACCGGAGCACAGAATTGACTTATTTGATGCGTCTGTATTCGGAGCGGTACAGCTGCTGGAGAACATGGAAAAGCGCGAAAAGGCGCGTGAATGGTGGGGAACTAAATGAGTATAATGGACTATTTCAGAACACCGCGGACGATCGGCAACATGAGGACCGCGACGACTAAGAGCAAAAGTGTGATTGGAGTTGTTGTGTCAGACAATGAGGATCTGAGCTGTTCCGGTTACACAAGTCTCTCAGAGAATCCGGAGATCTTCACAGCATACAGGCGGATCGCAACTCTGATCAGCTCCATGCCGATAATGCTGATGCAGAACGGAGAGAAGGGCGACACCCGAATCTTTAACGAACTGAGCAGGAAGATCGACATCGAACCGAACGAACGCATGACGCGCAGGACCTGGATGGAAGCTATCGTGATGAACTTCCTTTACGGCAACGGCAACAGCGTCTGCAAAGTAAAAACGAGTCGAGGCATCCTGAGAGACATCCAGCCGGTTCCAGCTTATCAGGTAACGTTCATGCCGTCAGCGGATGGCACGGACTACAGTATCCTGATCAACGGTAAAGAATACAGACCGGACGATGTGCTGCATTTCGTGGACAATCCTGACAAGTATTATCCGTGGATGGGCAGAGGCATGCAGGTGATCCTGTCTGACGTTGCAACGAACCTGAAACAGGCAAGCGTAACGAAGAAGGGATTCATGAGTTCGAAGTGGAAACCTTCCGTAATAGTTAAGGTCGACGCAATGATCGATGAATTCTCAAGTCCTGAAGGCCGTCAGAAGCTCCTCGACAGCTATGTAAAGTCAGCTGATGCTGGCGAACCGTGGCTGATCCCGGCGGAGCAGTTCGAGGTTGAACAGGTAAAACCGCTGAGTCTTTCGGATCTTGCTATTTCCGACTCGGTAGTGATGGACAAGAGGACAGTCGCAGCTATAATCGGCGTTCCTCCATTTCTGCTGGGCGTCGGTGATTATGACAAGGAAGCATGGAACGCATTCGTAAATAATACAGTCAGACCGATCGCAATGGAGATCGAGCAGGAAATGACTCGCAAGCTGATACTGAACCCAAAGTGGTATCTTAAGTTCAACATTCAGAGTCTGCTTGACTGGGATCTCAAGACAATCGCAGAGGTATTCGGCGAGCTTCGTAAGCAGGGCGTGGTCGATGGTAACGAAATCAGAGACCGCATCGGTATGAGTCCAAGAGAAGGCCTTGACGAGCTGGTAATGCTTGAGAATTATCTTCCTACTGACAGACTCGGCGATCAGAAAAAGCTGGTACAGGGGGAGTAAGAATGGCAACGCTTTGTAATCTATGTAAAGCGGAAGGCAAGAGCAGGAAACTGATATGCACCGTAACGAAAGAACCTTGTATGTTCATGAGGTATTGCTCATGCAACGGGCGGTATCATCAGACGGATGCAGCAGCG